AGATAAAGTTGTACCCATATCGGTTAACTACCCGTTCTTTTTTAAACCCATTCAAGATGGTATGGACAGGCCGAAGACTGAATTGGCATATCGTGTTCCAGCATCAAAGCTTACTAGAAGAAAGCTTGAGTCGAATGAACAGCTAAGAGAACTAGACGGACTTGATACAACTATTGACTGGAAAAATACAGGTGATAACTCTTATGATGGGGAAAAGCTAAAAATATTAGCTCATGATGAAAGTGGTAAATGGGAAAGACCTGATAATATATTAAATAACTGGAGAGTTACAAAAACTACATTACGTCTTGGTTCTAAAATTGTAGGTAAATGTATGATGGGCTCGACTTCAAATGCTTTAGATAAGGGTGGAAACAATTTCAAAAAACTATACTACAATTCTGACACTACTAAAAGAAATAGAAACGGACAAACATCTTCTGGACTCTACAGTTTGTTCATACCTATGGAGTGGAACTATGAAGGATTCATCAATACTCATGGACTACCTGTCTTTTTTGGAAGCAAACATAAAGTCAAAGGAATTGATGGTGTTGAAATTACAACAGGAGTTATCGAGCACTGGGAAAATGAAGTTGAAGGATTAAAAAGTGATCAAGACAGTTTAAATGAATATTATAGACAGTTTCCAAGATCAGAAGCTCATGCTTTTAGGGATGAAGCTAAAGATAGTTTGTTTAATCTTGTAAAAATATATGAGCAAATAGATTACAATCAAGAGATGAACTTAAACAAAGTTGTAAGCTGTGGTAACTTTCAATGGATTAATGGAATTAAAGATACTCAAGTTGAGTTTAATCCAAACAGTAAAGGTAGGTTTAATATAACCTGGATACCTAATAAAGATTTACAAAACAATGTTATATTAAGAAATGGAACTAAATACCCTGGTAACGAGCACATTGGAGCTTTTGGCTGTGACTCTTACGACATTAGCGGTACTGTTGATGGTCGCGGCTCTAAAGGAGCACTTCATGGATTAACAAAATTTTCAATGGAAGACTCTCCTCCTAATCATTTCTTTTTAGAATATATATCAAGACCTCAAACAGCTGAAATATTTTTTGAAGATGTTTTAATGGCTTGTATATTTTACGGCATGCCTATACTTGCTGAGAATAACAAACCAAGGTTATTGTATTATTTTAAACGTAGAGGTTATAGAGGTTTTTCAATAAACAGACCAGATAAATTATTTAACAAATTATCTACTACTGAAAAAGAAATAGGTGGAATACCAAACTCAAGTGAAGATATTAAGCAAGCACACGCTGCTGCGATAGAAGCTTATATTGAAGAGAAAGTGGGTAGATTAGAAACAGGATATGGAGATGTTTATTTTCAAAAAACATTAGAAGATTGGGCTATTTTTAACATAAACAATAGAACAAAACATGATGCTTCTATAAGTTCTGGTTTAGCTATAATGGCTTGCAATAAAAATAAGTATAGACCTGTACCATTTAGAAAGAGTAATGATATGAAATTAAATTTTAAAACTTACGATAACTCTGGTACATTATCAAAAATAAATAAATAAATGCAGATTTACACTAATAGTAATAGTACTTTTCCGGATCAAGTAGTTCCAGCTGAAGAAAAAGCTACTCAAGAGTATGGGGAAGCAGTCGGTAGAGCTGTAGAGGGTGAATGGTTTAGAAACTTTAGAGGAACTGGATACAAGTTTCAAACTAACTATACATGGTTTCACACTTTAAAACTTTATGCTAGAGGCGAGCAACCTGTACAAAAATATAAAGATGAATTAGCTATAAATGGCGATTTATCCTATTTAAATTTAGACTGGAAGCCAGTGCCTATAATATCTAAATTTGTAGACATAGTTGTTAACGGTATGTCACAGCGGAGTTATGAAGTAAAAACAATGGCTCAAGATCCTGAGTCTCTCAAGAAAAGAACTCAATACGCACAGAGAATAATACAAGATATTGAACAAAAAGAATATATAGCTGCCGTGCAAGATACGTTTGGAGTTAATATATCTTTAAGTCAAACAGGTGATAACACACCAGAAACATTGGATGAGCTCCCAGCTCACATGCAATTAAATTATAAGCAATCTATAGAAACAGCTCAAGAAGAATTAATAGATTATGTTTTAGACAAAAACAAATATGATTTAGTTAGAAAAAGATTAAACTACGATTTAACAGTGTTAGGTATATCATGTGTTAAAACTTCTTTTAACTTGTCTCAAGGAATAACTGTTGAATATGTTGACCCAGCTTCTATAGTTTATTCTTATACTGATGATCCTAATTTTCAAGATTTGTGGTACGTTGGAGAGGTTAAAAACTTAACAATACCAGAAGTTAAGAAAAAGTTTCCAAACTTAACACAAGAAGATGTTTCTACATTAGAAAAATACCAAGGTAATCAGGAATATCTTAGAGACTGGAACGGAAGGTACGACGATAATACTGTTCAAGTATTATTCTTTGAGTATAAAACTTTTGTTGATCAAGTGTTTAAAATAAAAGAAGGCCCTAACGGTCTTGAAAAAGCTTTAGAAAAAATGGATACTTTTATTGCTCCAGAAGATGCAAAGGGTTTTTCTAAAGTAGCTAGAACAATAGAAGTATTGTTTAGCGGTGCAAAAGTTTTAGGACACCCTATGATGCTTGAGTGGGGACTTTCAGAAAACATGACAAGACCAGAGTCAGACTCTACAAAAGTAAATATGAGTTACAACATAGTTGCTCCTAGAATGTACAAAGGCAGAATTGAATCTCTTGTTTCTCGTATAACAGGTTTTGCAGATATGATACAGGTAACACACTTAAAACTGCAGCAGGTAATGTCTAGAATGGTACCAGATGGTGTTTATTTAGACATGGATGGTTTAGCTGAGGTAGACTTAGGTAATGGAACAAACTATAATCCAGCAGAAGCTTTAAATATGTATTTCCAAACTGGTTCTATTGTAGGTAGATCTATGACTCAGGATGGTGCAGGAAATCCCGGTAAAGTTCCTATTCAGGAATTACAATCTAGTTCAGGTGGTGCTAAAATACAATCACTTATATCTACTTATCAATATTATCTTCAATTAATAAGAGATGTAACAGGTCTTAATGAAGCTAGAGACGGTTCAATGCCTAACTCTGATTCACTAGTTGGTTTGCAGAAGCTAGCAGCTGCTAATTCAAATGTAGCTACAAGGCATATCATGCAAGGTGGTTTGTTTTTAACTCTTAAAACTTGCGAAAATATATCTTTAAGAGTAAATGATGCTTTACAGTTTCCTATAACTAAAATGGCTTTAGAACAAAGTATAAGTACTTACAATGTTGCAACGTTAATGGAAACATCGAATTCTCAATTAAGAGATTTTGGTATATTTATTGAGTTAGAGCCAGACGAAGAAGATAAAGCTCAGTTAGAACAAAATATTCAAGTATCTTTACAGACTCAGTCAATAGACTTAGAGGATGCTATAGATATAAGACAAGTTAGTAATTTAAAACTAGCTAACGAACTACTTAAAAAACGCAGAAAGCAAAAGCAAAAGAAAGATCAACAATTACAACAAGCTAATATTGCTGCTCAAGGACAGGCTCAATCAGAAACCGCAGAAAGAACAGCTATGGCAGAAGTGCAAAAGCAACAAGCTTTAGCAGAAACTTCTATCCAGTTAGAGCAAGGTAAGTCTCAGTTTGAAATACAAAGAATGCAGATGGAAGCTCAAATTAAAAAGCAGTTAATGGCTGAAGAGTTTAATTATAACATGCAGTTAGCTAAAGCTCAGAGTGGTAACAAAGCTGCTAAAGAAAAAGAAATTGAAGATAGAAAAGACAATAGAACTAAGCTTCAAGCAAGTCAACAAAGTGAGATGATCTCACAGAGGAAAAACGATGGCACTCCAATAAACTTTGAATCATCAGGTAACGATAATTTAGGTGGATTTGGATTAGAAGAGTTTGGACCTCAGTAATTTTACATTAACTATTATATTATATTATGTCAAAAGAAAAATCAGAAACAAAGGAGGCTCCTGACGGTACCCTTCAACAAGGTGAATTTAAAATTAAAAGTAAACCTAAAAAATTAACACAAAAGCAAGAAACAGCTAAAGTTGATTTAACAAAAAAAGAAGAAGATGCCAATACAGAGCCAAGCGCAGTGGGTATACCTACAGAAGAACCTGCCGAAAGTATTCAAGAAGTTGAAGTACCCAAACCAGAGGTTCAGCAAACTGAAGAAAAGATCGAAGAAAAAGTAGAAGCTAAAGAAGAAGTAACTGTTATAAATGAAGTAACAGATGAGAAAATTGTTAAAAAAGACAAGGTTGAAGAACCTGCTGAATCAACAATAAAAGTACCCGAAAACATAAAAAAACTTTTAACTTTTATGGAAGATACTGGTGGTACTTTAAACGATTATGTTGATTTAAATAAAGACTACTCTAAGTATGATAATGAAGAAATACTAAGAGAGTACTACAAAAAGACTAAACCTCATTTAGACTCAGAGGAAGTTGGATTTTTAATAGAAGACAACTTTGCTTGGGATGAAGATGAGGAATCAGAGCGAGACATTAGAAAGAAAAAAGTCGCTTTGAAAGACGAGATTGCTGAAGCCTATAATTTTTTGGAAGATTCTAAAAGTAAGTATTACGACGAGATCAAGTTGAGACCGGGCGCTACTAAAGAACAACAAAAAGCAACAGACTTCTTCAATAGATATAACAACGAACAAACAGCACAGAAAGAAAAATACAACAGGTTTACTAATGGTACTGATAATTTTTTCAAAAACGATAACTTTGAAGGTTTTGATTTTAACGTAGGTGAAAAAAAGTTTAAATACAATATTAATAATTCTGAAAGTGTGGCTCAAGATCAAGCTGACCTCGGTAATTTTGTTAAGAAGTTCTTAGATAAAAACGGAGAAATCACTGATTATAAAAAGTATCACAAAGCTCTTTATGCTGCCAACAACACGGATAAACTTGTAAATCACTTTTATGAACAAGGCAAAGCTGACGCGGTTAAAGAAATGTCTGCTAAATCTAAAAATATAACTTTAGACGAAAGACCAACTAATAACGGAAGCGTATTTGTTAATGGCATAAAAGTAAGAGCAATAAGTGGTGTTGACAGTTCTAAGTTAAAAATAAAAACAAAACAAAAATAAAACTTAAAACAAAAAAATCATGGGATTTAAAGATGGTGGGGCTTTCCCCGCGTCGATTACGCCAATGCCTCAAAAGGTTGCGCAACCGACAAATTATATAAACTTCCAAAACGATGCAGAATCAGGTTCGTCTGGTAAAGCTGAATTTACTCAGTGGTTACAACAGTACCTACCTGAATTATACGAATCGGAAGTAGAAAGATACGGAAACAGAACTTTATCTGGTTTCTTGAGAATGGTAGGAGCTGAAATGCCAATGACTTCTGATCAAGTTATTTGGGTTGAGCAAAATAGATTACACATCGCTTATGATGGAGTAACTAGTGACCAAGATGATAAATTAACCCTCGTGACTGGTGAAAACAACGCTGTAAGAGCTAATCAAACTATTGTTGTTTCTGATGGATTTAATACAGTAAAATGTTTAGTTAAGTCTTCGTCTGGTCAAGACATTATTGCTTTACCATATACTGCAAATGATCTATCTGGATTAGGCACTACAGTTAAGTTATTTGTTTATGGTTCTGAATTTGCTAAAGGTACTACCGGAATGGTTGGTTCAATTAGCCCAGTTCCTCAAACTTATAATAATTCACCAATTATCATGAAAGATAAATTTGAAGTATCAGGTTCTGATGCTGCTCAAATTGGTTGGATTGAAATAGCTACTGAAGATGGTTCTAATGGATACTTATGGTATTTAAAAGCTGAGTCTGAAACTAGATTAAGATTTGAAGATTATCTTGAAATGATGTCTGTTGAAGGTGAGCTTGCAAAAACAGGTTCTGCTGCTCTTGATGATATGGGTGCAACTGGAGGTTTTACAACTGCTGTTAAGCCAAAAGGTACTCAAGGTTTATTTGCTGCTATCGAAGATAGAGGTAATGTATGGAACAATTTTGCTGGTGCTGCTGCTCCTGGAGCTGGTGCATTAAGTGATTTTGATGCTATACTTAAGCAATTAGACAAGCAAGGAGCTATTGAAGAGAACATGTTATTCTTAAACAGAGCTACTGCTCTTGATTTTGATGATATGATTGCTGCTCAAGCTGGTGGAGGTTATGCTTCTACTCAAGCTGCTTCTTACGGTTTATTTGATAACGAAGCTGAAATGGCACTTAACTTTGGATTTGCAGGGTTTAGAAGAGGTTCTTATGACTTCTACAAAACTGACTGGAAATACTTAAACGATGCTACTACTAGAGGTTTAACATCTGATATTGATGGTGTTATGGTTCCTGCTGGTACTACTACTGTTTATGATCAAATGTTAGGATCAAACATTAGACGTCCTTTCTTACACGTAAGATATAGAGCGTCTGAAGCTGATGATCGTAGAATGAAGTCTTGGATCACTGGTTCTGTCGGTGGTGCTTTCACTTCTGATCTTGATGCTATGGAAGTACATTTCTTAACTGAAAGATGTTTAGTAACACAAGCTGCTAATAACTTCGTGTTATTTAAGTCAACTATATAATTATTAACATTTTAAAGATAGAAATTATGGCATACGTAAAATTAAATAAAGCATCTGGTGATTTTGATATATTATCATCAGACAACGTAGCAATGGTAAAATTAGTAGATGGATCGGGAGATGCTAAACTTGGAAAACTTGAAGTTACTTACGTTGGAGATGTAGCTAATGAAGTTACTATTATACCAAATGGTTGGGTAGTTGGAACTGTAGCTACTCATTTTGTTCAAGCAGATGTAACAGCTTTAAATAAAGCTATTAGTTTATCTCAAACGCAATTAGAAATGATTGACGCTGATTTAACAAAAACTGTAGGAGAAGTGAGTTATGCTGTTAAATAATAGCATAACAAAACAATAATAAGATCCCGCTTCGGCGGGGTCTTTTTTAATTATTATATTATATTATATTATGGAAACAAAAGAAAAGAAAAAGCCTGTGGCTAAAGCCGAGGTGACTCCAGAAGTAAAAAAAGATACTTGGGAGTATAAAGATAGAAATTATTATTTAACCTTTGATAAGGAACCTTTAACTTATAAATTAGCGTCTAGACACACTTCTAGACATCCGCTAATGTGGTATGATCCAGAAAAAGGTTATAATAGAGAAATTAGATATGCTACTAATCAAAAGTCTATTTTTGTTGATGAACAGAAAGGACCTGTAACTTTAGAGCATATAGTTTTTGAAAACGGCACTTTATCAGTACCTAAAGAAAAGTCACAACTTCAAAAACTGCTTTCATTATATCATCCTAGTAAAAGTAAACATTACAACGAGTTTGATGCTGTTGAAGTAGCTAAAGATGACTTACAAGATTTAGAAAACTCATTAGTTGCTATGAATTTAGCTTATGAAATAGATGTTGATAAAGCTGAAGCTATATTAAGAGTTGAAGAAGGCTCTAGCGTGTCTAAGATGAGTTCTAAAGAACTTAAAAGAGATTTATTATTATTTGCTCAAAACCAACCAGAGTTGTTCTTAGAGCTTGCTAATGATGAAAATGTAGAACTTAGAAACTTTGCTATAAAAGCTGCAGAAGCTGGAATTATTAAACTTTCTCAAGATCAAAGAACTTTTTCTTGGGGATCTAATGATAAAAAGCTTATGAATATTCCTTTTGATGAAAACCCGTATTCAGCTATGGCCGCGTGGTTTAAAACAGATGAAGGTATAGATGTTTATAAATCTATACAGAAAAAATATAAATAACAAGTGATTATAATAAAGGCGGCTATGCGGCCGCCTTTTTTATTTAAATAAATACTAAAAATGGTAGATGTAAATGTAGTATACAGAACTGTCTTATATATATTAAACAAAGAACAAAGAGGTTTTTTAACCCCAGCTGAGTTTAATAAGGTTGCTGAACAGGTTCAACTTGAAATATTTGAACAATATTTTGAAGACTTAAATCAGATGTTGAGAATTCCTCAAACAGACAATGAATATGCTAATCGACAAAAACAGCTTGAACAGAAAATAAGTATTTTTGAAACAAATGGTGATTCAACTTATATAGCTGTACCTGACCCAAATAATCCGCCAACTAATGGTGGAACATACACACTACCCAGTGATTTACACAGATTAGGCACAATATCATATAAAGACAAATCATTGCAAGAAATGCAAAGAAACGAATATCTGTTAGCTTACAAATCACAATTAACTAGACCTACTGAACAGTATCCAGCTTTCTATGCTTATGGTACAAACAGTCCTGATGGAGCTTTTGTTCAATCAGCACCAACTAGAATAAAAGTTTTTCCAAATACAATTACACAAAATTTACCAACTTATTACGTTAGAAAACCTAAGTCTCCAGTTTGGGCATATACTGTAAATGCTACAACTGGTGGTTATGTTTACCAAGGTGCTGCTGATTCAAGCGCTAATCCAACAACAGGATCAGTACAGTTTGAGCTAGATGCGTCAGAACAAGTAAGTGTAATATTAAATATACTAATGTACTCTGGTATAATAATAAGAGATCCTAGTGTTGTACAAGCAGCGTCTGCTCTTTCACAACAAGATGAACAAAACGAAAAATCATAATAAATGGGCTTAATAACTGAAACTAACGCAAAATACTACACAGGTTCTGAATACTATGTTGCATCCGCATCAGGAACTTCTTTTGTTGCTTATAAAGGAGATATAGAACTTCACGATGATGGAGGTGGTAATCCATCGGGTCCACCTAATTATTATGTAGCTGTAAACACATCTGCCGATCCTACTACTTTTGTAAGACTAGACGTTAGCAAATACTCTATAAACAGTAACCCTAACTGGACCGAATTCGACCCAAATGTAGGTAGTCAAAGAATAGATTTTAGCCCTAGTATTGATGGTGCAGTAAACCCTAGAATAAAAGTACAATTAAAAAATCCTAGTATATGGAGTAATTATGGTAGTTATTCTTACATAACTCTAGAAGAGGTAATTACAAATTTCTTAGTTGGATATGTTGGTGCTGGTAAGATAATAGCCAACGTAAGAAGAACTGACGTTATGTTTCATGCTAAAAGAGGATTACAAGAATTTAGTTATGATACTTTAAAATCTGTAAACTCTATAGAATTAGACATAAGCCCTTCTAACACGTCTGTGATACCACAAGACTACGTTAATTATGTAGGCGTATATAGAGTTGATGGTTCAGGTGTTAAACACCCAATACATCCAGCACAAAATTTAACAAGTAACCCATTGGAAGTCCCTGTACAAGATAGTGAAGGATTACCAACACATGGAGAACATGGGCAAATGATACAAGCTGATGAGTCTGAGACTTGGAAAAGATGGCAGGAAGCTAATGATACAAACATTATAGGTTTAAACCCAAATGAAGCAGGCTTCAATAATAATGCTAATATATACCAGCAAGATTGGTGGAATTACTCTTATGGCCAAAGATATGGTTTAAACCCTGTTACAACTCAAGGTAATGGATGGTTTACAATATCTGAAAGAGAAGGCAAATTTATGTTTAGTAGTAATCTTAAAGGTCAAATGATTATACTAGACTACGTTTCTGATGGATTAGCTTATGATGGAACTAGTAGAATTCCAAAAATGATAGAAGAAGCAATGTACATGCATATAGCTTATTCTATATTATCTACAAGATCTAACGTTCCAGAATATCTAGTGCAGCGTTTCAAAAGAGATAGAAGCGCTAAGTTAAGAAATGCTAAAATAAGATTAAGTAATATAAAGCTTGATACTTTCATACAGCAAATGAGAGGTAAATCTAAATGGATTAAACACTAAATTAAATGGCTGAATCAAGAAATACATTTACTGACTCTAGAATGAATCAAGATCTAGATTCTAGATTAGTACAACCCGGAACTTATAGAACCGCAACTAACATAGGTATAAGTAGATCAGAAGGAGATGGTGTTGGATCATTAGAAAATGTTCTTGGTAATTTTAAAATATCAGATTTTGGAGTTTCTGAAAACAACTTAACAATAATAGGTTGTATTTCAGATGTGTTAACTAATAATATAGTTGTATTTTTAACAAATTATACTGATAATTCTGTAGACAATTTATCAAACTTTGCTAACACAGAATCAAAGCATTATATAGCCTTATACAATACTAACACTTTACAATCTAACATATTAGTAAGTGGAAATTGGTTAAATTTTTCTACTACACATATTATAACTGGTGTTAACATAGTAGAAGGTTTGTTATTTTGGACTGATAATAGAAATCAACCTAGAAAAATAAACGTTAATAAAGCGCAAGATAACTCTAGTTATTATTATAATGAAGATCATATTTCTGTTGCTAAATATTATCCTTTTGAACCAATATCTTTAATACACTCTCCAATAACAAATTACAGCATAAATTCTTATATTGATGGCCCTAGTGGTCAAAGAGCAGATTATGTAAATAGACCTAACAACTGGGCTGCTGTTGGCGTAAATGGAGCTGCTACTAGTGGTGAAGGTTTGTCATTTAATGTTGTAGCAACAGATGTATACGATAACCCTTCCTCTTTGACTATAAACAACCCAGGCGATGGTTATACCAACGGAGAAATAGTATGGCTAGAAGGTTCTATAGCTTCTAATCCAGTAGCAATAACTTTGACTATTCAAAACATTGCAGGTATGCAAGATGTTTTTAACGAAAAACTTCCTGATGCTACTAGTTATAACCCATTTTATGACTCAACGTATGATGGCGACCCTGAGTTTATGAAAGATAAATTTATTAGATTTGCTTACAGATTTAAATTTGATGATAATGAATATTCTTTAATATCTCCTTTTACTCAAGAGTGTTTTGTTCCTATGCAAGATGGTTATTTTAAAGGAGAGGATGAAATTAAAACTTACCAAAGTAGTGAAAACTACATTATGGAAAATAAAATAAATAACGTAAGAATATCCATACCCTCACCTATAGATTTTGTTAATCAACAGAATATATTATTTAAAGATATAAATGACAAGTTTAAAGTAAAAGAAATAGATATAATATACAAACAATCAAACGAAAACGTATTAAGAGTTGCTTATACTATACAAAACTCTGAATGGGTAGATAATAATCAATTATTTTTCTTATACAATTATAGAGGCTCAAAACCATTTAAAACACTACAAGAGTCTGAACTTTTAAGAGTTTATGATCAAGTACCTGTAAGAGCTTTATCTCAAGAAATATGCGCAAATAGAGTTGTGTATGGTAATTTTATAGATAAACCAACACCACCAACTGATTTAAATTATACTGTTGGCTCTGACTTTAAAGGTGGCGCAGGTGGCGCTATAGATAGTCCTTTAAGAATAGAATATCAAAATCACACTTTAAAACAAAATAGAACATATCAAGCTGGCGTCGTGCTGTCAGATAGATATGGTAGACAATCTACTACAGTTCTTTCGTCTCAAGACAGCGTAGTTACACCTACTGGCTCCACAACTCAAGGTTCCACCTACTATCATCCTTATAAAACAGGAACAAATATTAAAAGTTCTTCAAGTGATTTTTCTTACTATAGTTCAACAATGAGCAATTTACCTGAACGACTTTTTACAACTAATGCTTCTCAAGGTCCTGACACTTGGCCAGGCGATGCTTTAGAAATGACATTTAATACGGTAATAGCATCTACAAAAAGCTCAACCACTGGAGAGCCAGGTTTATTCTCAAGCATAAACCCATTAGGTTGGAATAACTGGAAAGTTGTTGTAAAACAGCAAGAGCAAGATTATTACAATGTTTATTTTCCAGGTCTATTAAATGGATATATAGATGGAGAGTCTAAAGATCCGTTAAGCGCTAGTAGCACTGAACCTATAGGTCACTTTGCTTTATTGGGTGATAATATAAATAAAATACCTAGAGACTTGTCATTATTAGGTCCTAATCAAAACATATTTAGATCAGGTAGACCAACATTCAACGAAGATCCAGATTATTATACATCTACAAATGCTGATGATGAGAAATTTACATTAGATCCATATGACCCTGAAGATGAAGCTATATTAAAAACTAGAGATAGAAAAAGAGATCTAGATAGTGGTAGTCAAGTAGACAATGCTAGTATAAAGGTATACCCAAGAGTATTAAACTATTGGAAAACAGGCCAATCAGCTTCTACAGATCCTAAATTTATATCTCAATATTACAATGCTCAATGGTATCCAGGTAGCGAGTATGATACAATAGTAACAATAGGAACAGGAACTGAGCTAGGTTTATGGTCACCCGCAGCGCCATCTCCTTTTGATATTGCACCTGTTTTTTATTCATATCAAAACAATCCATTAATAGCTAAAATAGAATTAACCGATACTAGTGCTGGTGTCACAGGTCCAAGTCCTAAAGCTGGAAGATTAAATTACGAGGTTGAAGACATAAGAACTAGAGGTAATTTCTACGTAACTGGAAGCGAAAACTTACAGAGTAAGCCTCATACCAGTACCAATCCTCAACAAGGTTTACTTTTTAACATAACAACTGTTCTAGATGTTAACAACGCGAGACAAAGTGAAGAAGGTAAAGAAGGAAAAATAGCTGATGATGGAATTGAAATATCTAATTTAGATGACAAAAGAATAAGAGGTTTTAATCACATTACTAGTTACGACAGTAGAGGCGCTGGAAAAGTTGACATAGACATTATTGGTGGCGACAACACTGGGAAAGTAACTATACTAACAACAAAATCAGAATATCCAGGTAAAATGGTTCCTCAACTTTCTGTTTATGAAGTAAAACCCTTAACATCTAAACTAGATATATACTGGGAGACTTCAACTAGTGGTTTAATATCTGAGCTTAATTCAAATATTGTAAATAATAACTTATATTTACCAACTGAAATTAGATCTGGAGATGTTAGTTATTACCAATCTGAATCAATGTCTCAAGGTTCCACGGTTACTGCTTTATTTAAAGCTAGAAATTATAGAGGTGATTTGATAGATATTGTTGAAGCTTCTATAGTTAGGGTTGATAAAATAAATGCTAACGGCAATAGGTCAGATGTTACTAGCAAGTTTGCTTTACAAGCTCCAGTGGCTGGACAATTAAGAATAAAGACAGATGCTGTTTTTAACTATGAAACAGTTGGTGAAGACTATGTGTTTACTTTAAACTTAGGTACTGAAAACGATCCTGCTTCTGCAGCTGGAGGTTTACTATATACAGAATTAACGGTAAATGGAACTTTAAGCAACATATCTCCTAGTGCTCCTTCTATAGCTACGCCTCAAACTATTGTTTGGGATTTATCTAATAGTGCTTCTGGAGGAACATCACTAGCTAGTATACTAGGTTTAAATGGAGGGCTTTTAACTCCAAACATAATACAGAGTTGGAAAATATATAATGTACAGCCATATAACGATATTGACTCTACAACACTACCTGTAAAAGATAGATTTATAATATACAGAAACACTTCTGTAAACCCTGAAGTTGGTACTATAATATTAGACCCTACATTAGTAACAACTGGCCCTCCAGGTGCTAGTTTTATAGATACACCAGTTTACTATTATCCAGATCCAAATGTTCCAAGTAATAAAACCTTATGGAGGTATCCTATAAGAGTTCAATTATTTGATGAAGCAGGTAGAATTGGTCCTAATGGTTCTCCATATACAATAACCGTAGTGTTTGGTACTTAACGAGTAAACATGCAAAAAAACAAGTAATTATATTATTATGGGTTATAAAGTTCAAGTAAAATATTTTAACTCTTTTTGGAATAAGAAGATAATGGAAAAGCAAGTAAGTTTACCAAACTCACCTGGCCAGCCAAAATGGCCTGGGTTACCTTGGAATCCTAGCTTTACACCATCTAACGGTAGCTCTGTTATAACTTATCCTACTTTTCCTGCTAACTATCAAGGTGGACAATCTGAAGCAGGTTGGTTAAACTACTATGTGGAAGAATCTAGATATAAGGGAGGTTTTAATAACCAAGGTGTTACTCTAGGCGTTAGAGCTTACGCTATAAACGATAGTAGAGAAAAACAAGACAGATCTAGTAGTTTAATATACTCAGGTGTTTTAAACACAAGAACAGATTACAATAACACTAATGTGTTCTCTATAGCAGATGCTATAACAAAAGATTTAAATCCTCAAAATGGCTCTATACAAAAGCTTTACTCTGAGAACACTAACTTAATGGTTTTTCAACAGAACAAAACCGGTTATATTCTTGTTAATAAAAATGCAATATACTCTGGTAGTCAAGGTTCTGCCGAGGGTGGAGGTATAACTTTTTTAGGTCAATTAGTTCCATTTGCTGGTGAATATGGTATAAGTTCAAATCCTGAAAGTTTTGCCTTTTACGGATATAGAAAGTATTTTGCTGACAAGTATAGAGGTATTATTTGTAGAGTTTCTGGAGATGGTATAACTGAAATATCAGGATACGGAATGAGTGATTTTTTTAGAGACAAACTATCTAGTATAAAAGATGGTTTTCAAACGTTTACAATATCTCCTACATCTAGTGCTATATCAATACCCTCTGGCTCAACGGAGTTGTTAGCCGTTACTATAATAAATACCAACATATCACAAGTTGACATAGGGTCTATAATTGATATAGAATTAACAAATAAAGACTCTGGAAATATAGATGTTAATTATACAGGTAATGTATCTAACACATCTACTAGTGGGAATGATTTAATAGTTCATTTATCTCCTAAAATAACAGGTTTAACTCAATCAACTAACTACTCTGCTAAAGTAGATATATCTAGCGTTTATAGAGATAAAGTTTTAGCCGCTTGGGATACTCATAATAAATTTTACACAACATCTATTCAAACACTTCCTAGACGTTTTTCAACTTCTACCGATACTTTTTCTACTTTAAGTTATGAAGAAAGAGTTCCTCAAGGTGGAGCTTGGACAACTTTTTACACTTACAAGCCTACAATGATGGTTAGTTTAAAAGACTCGTTTTATAGTGTAATTGATAAATCTTTATATAAGCATTACTACCAAGATAAAACTGGTCTAGACGAAGACAGAGGTAGTTTTTATGGTGTTAAAGAACCTTCTAGTATAACTTTTATATTTAACAATAATCCTACAATAGTTAAAAACTTTAATACATTATCGTATGAAGGAAGTAATGGCTGGGAAGTAGAGTCTATGGTTTCTGATTATGAAGGTTTTGAAGCTAATGGACCATTTCCTTCTGCTACGCCTTTAAGCTTCTCTCAAGACACTCAATATAGAGATATAGCTAGACCAATAATGAGTTACATAGAAGGAGTTTATCAAGACGGTGGCATAACTTTTAGATCAGGTTTTGATAGAAAAGAAAATAAATACGTTGCTAACATAGTAAACAACAGTACTCAAAGACCTAATGAAATAATATATGGTAGTGATGTTAGTGGTATAAAAGGTTATTTTACAACTATTAAAATGAAAACAGACGCTACGACACAGCCAGGTGGTGAAAAAGAATTATTTTCAGTTGCGGCAAATTTTGTAATATCATCAAATTAAATGGAATTAACTAAAAAATTAAATAAATCTTCAGAAAAAAAACTAATTGAAATAGCTCAACAATCATCTTTAATGGATAAAAAAACATTTAGAGAAAGAGTTACTGATTTTTCAAAAGCTTTTGAAACTAACGAAGATGCCTACGGTTTTGGAACTGTAGTAGACGATAACAATCCATTAGAGCATTTTTTTGGTGATGGTACTTATATTAGAAAAATAACAATGCCTGCTAATCAATTAATTGTAACTAAAATACATAAAATAAAACACCCTTATTTTATATTAACAGGATCAATTACAGTAATAACTGAAGATGGAGTACATAAGTTATCTGCTCCACATTTTGGTATAACCATGCCAGGAACTCAAAGAATTATATACGTTCATGAAGAATGTGTTTTTATAACCGTACATCCAACTGACAAAGAAGATGTTGAAGAAATAGTGAAAGATGTTACGGCAGAAGATTTTAATGACCCAATAATAAAAATAAATTAATATGCTTTTAACAATAGGACTAACAGGAATAGCCTTAACAATAGCTACTGTAGGCGCTGCTACAGCAGCTGCTGGAGCTATAGGATCAGGTGTTGTTGCAACTAATAATGCTGTGAAAAATAAAAGATCAGCACTACTAGAAGGAGCTAAAGCCAGAAGATTAGAAAAACAACTTGAAGCTTTAGAGCAGAGTAGACAACCAGTAATAGATCAATCGCAAAAAATAAGAAATCTTAAAAATGAAGTTAGTAATCCTTACGCTAATTTAGGCGTTGCCATGCAAAGCGCTAATCTACAAATGGAGCAAACTGATCAAGCTTTAGCAAATACTTTAGAAACTATAAACGCTACAGGCATGGGAGCAGGTGGAGCATCTGCATTAGCCAAAGCCGCTGCGCAAAGTAAAGCAGGCATTTCAGCAAGTATTGAAACTCAAGAAGCTAATAATCAAAAACTAAGAATAGAAGGTGAACAAAAAGCTCAAGATACAAAAATAAACATTGAAAAACTTGCACTAGCAGAAGAAGTAGCAGCGTTTGATAGACAAGACGAAAGAGATGTTTCAAAAATGAATAGGTTAGCAGGCTTAGAAGACAGAGCTAATCAAAATCAAATGATGTATCAGCAAGCTGCTCAAGAACAGTCAATGCAAGCCATGGGAGCTGTTACAGATTTAGGTACTTCTATGATGAGCATGGCATCCGGAATGCCAGGTGGTGGCGGTGGAAGTGTTCCAGGAGTAGCCCCTCCAACTGCTCCATCTGATAGAAGATTAAAGAAAAATATTAAATACATTGGTAATTCAGATTCAGGACTAAAAATATATACGTTTGAATATATTGATAAAAAAGGAGTTTATAAAGGAGTTATGTCAGATGAAGTACCTAGCAATGCCATTACAAAAGATGTCAATGGATATGATTTAGTAGACTACTCTAAAATTGATGTTGAATTTGAAAAAGTTAAATAATGGGAGCATACGATAATCCACAACAATTACTAACAGCTAATATGTTAAGGCAAGAAAGTGCTAAAAAATATACTGGGCAGTTGGCTAAAACATTTGAATCTTTTGTAAAAGAAAGAAAATTACAAGCTAATGCTGCTGAAAAAGCTATTAGAACAAACCAAACAGCTGCACAATCAGCTTATGATAAAGAGTATTTAGAAATAACTGGAATGGCTAATAAGCTAGGAATTAGTGATGAAGCAGAATCTTCATCTATGAACGCTAGAATAAAAGAGCAGTTAGTTATTATAGGTACAGAAATGAACAATGCTATAAGGCAAGCTGGGCCTGACGCTAGTGCAATGCAAGTAAGTCAAATAAGGTTAGCAGCAATGGATAAAATGCAAGGTTTAAAAGGTTTTGTTGATAATATTCAAGCTGGGTATAAAGAATATTTGGCTGCAAAAAAACTACCTCCTGGAGCAGAAGGAAATATAGATTCTACTTATAATTCAAATTTATACAATTTATATGAGTCTTGGGGTGATGATAAGGCTGGATCAGTAGATTTTGTTTTCGATGCTAATGGATGGAATTTATCAAGTTTTGGCGAAAATAATGAAGTTAATCCTAATGTTGGTATTGTTAATTCTACTGCGATGATTAATAAAGCTTCAACGGATTATTCAGAGGGTAAAACAGGTAAAACAGTTTACTTTAGATCAAGTGTAGATCCAACTTCTGAAATAGAAGGATTATTAACAGATGAGTTTATAGCTAAACTTCCTGATGAATTTATGATAACAGATGAAGTGTCTAAACCAGGTAAAGAAGAGGAAAAGACTAAGTTCGTAAGCGGAAGACCAGCTGGAACTACTAAAGTTAGAACAGAACAAAAATCACAAAACGTATCAGGTTTTGATACAGATGCATTAACAACATGGTTTACTACAGGTAATAGAACTACTGCTGAAGGCAACGAAGTATTTGATGCAAATGGTAAAGCTATAATGGACCCTTTTTTAAGAGATCCAGATTTAAAATCTAAAATGATTTGGATGTATCAAAATGGTAAAATGACTATGGACCCTACTTTTACGCCTGAAGGTAAAGAGGATGCGGATTTTCACACAGAAAAACTAAACGAAGATTACTTACAAGCTGTTAGTGATGAAATGGCTACTTTATTAGTTAAAAAAGGATTTAGTAACTCAAAAACTAAAGAGGCATTTGGTGATGACACGCAGGCTAATGCAGAACAATCAACTATAGCACCTAAATAAATATAATATATATGGACGATTACTTAGATTTAGTATTCAAAGATGCTCAAGGTGTTTTTGGTAATGATTTTTGGAACATAGACGAATTTAAAAATACTATGTTATCAAGTAATGATTATGTAAAACACGTGTTTGAAGAATTAAATGGTAAGACTGAAAATGTAAACGAAAAAGACGTTGATGCTTTTTATGCTAAAGTACAAAATACTAAATTAAAAGCTTTAGCTCCTAACTACTCTAGTAAAATAGAAAAGCAAGATCAAGCTCAAAAGCAGCAGCAAAAAGATATAGAAGAAGGTAAACAACTTGTTGAAGAACAAAAGTTAAAGCCTATGGACAGGAAGATAGATGAGTCAGACTTTATGCTTAATTCAGAAAGTACTCAAGTTAATATCAACTTACCTTTTATATACACCCCTGAAGCAGAAGAAAGAAAAGATAAACTAGTAATAGAAAATAAAAACCAAGAAGATCAAAATAAAATAAATACATATTTTAAATCTATTGAAAAGAAAGAGAAAAAGAAAGAAGACCCTAGAAAAGAAAAAGTTGAAAGTATTGCTAAAGGTGAAATAACTTACAAAACCTCAGATCCTAATCTTATAGTTCCTGAGTACAAGGATAATGTTTTAAATTTAGTACCAGGTGACAAAAACAAGAACGAAGCGCTTATAACCACTTTAAATGATTTAGGATTAGATATAAATACTGATTTTAATTTTTATAAATCAAAATCCGCTCCTACTGATAGGGATGGAAATGAAATGTTAAAAGTTGGTGGGGCTAGATATAAATCTTATAACCAAGTTTTAACTGAAACAATAACAGAAGCTTTAAATACTGAAGAAGGTAAAGAAATATTATCTATATATAATGCCGTACAGTCTAAAAGTATTGAAGCAAACATAGTTAATGAGACAGAAAAATGGGTAAAAGAAAATAATCCTAAAGATTCTGAAGCTCAAGTAGCAGATAAAGTTAATTTATCTATAACTAAAAATATGGCTTTGTCAGCCGACAACTTAACTAGCTCTTATATGGAAGAGCAGTATAATAACATAAGACCTGTACTTGATGAGTTGAAAATACAAAGAACTAAAAGAACTTCTTCAGTTAAAACAAGAGCTGAAGAAATTTTTAAAGGAAAAGATTGGCCTAAAACAAACGAAGGTTGGCAAGCTGCATTAATGGAAGCTAATGAGCAAATACCATTATCAGAAAAAGAAAAAGCTTTATTTGCTGAACATTCTAAAAACTTAAACAAATTTATGGCTGAAGGAGTAGTTCCTTTAGTAGATGCTAATGGTGGGTGGATTAGTGAAGCTAGAACTGATAAAGACTTTTTAGAAAAACAACAAATACAAAAACAACAAATTATAGAGTTGGGAATGTTATCTCTTGATGCTAAAACCGATATGTTATTTAATTATGAAACAGAAATGTTAGCATTAATAAATAATATTAAGCAGTATGGTATTGAAAATGTCGTAAGTGACGCTAGTATAGCTCAAAGAATAGCTAGTTTCTATGATTCAATGACTGAAGGCGATGGATCGCTTAATACTATTGAAGGTAAAATCAATATGATAACTTCTGGAGATAAAAATAAAACAATGGGTTTATTACCTCCATTACCAAGCGGAAGTCCTTTTACTGATCAGTATAATGAATTATTACAGAAGTATGTCACAATGTCTGCTGCTGTAACATTAAATTATGATCCTTTATCTATGCCTAAAAGCTCTTTTGGAGATGGAGAAGGTTTCTTTGATGAACTAGCTCAAGGATTTGTAGATATGGCTCCAGAAACTTTTGATATTTTTGACGTAGACGCTAATGAAGCTGCTAATATATTTGCTCAAGAATTACAAAGTCAAGGATACACATTAGATGCTAAAGAGCAAGAAAGAATAGATCAAGGTGTTGGTGAAATGATAGGTAATAGCTTACCTGCTCTTATAAAAATGGGTGTTGAAATATATGCTACATCTGTAATGTTAGGTCCTGTTGGCGGTGTTGAAGCATTAAGTGCTGGCATGGGTAGGTTAGCGACTAGAGGTGTATTGAAAGCTACTGGTTCAAGAGGCATGGCTAGAAGTGTAGGTACATTTATGAATATGTATGCTCATGAATCTATTGGACTTATAGGTTCTAATTATATAGGTGCTAATATGACCCACAGTGAAGGTATGCCTGTATATACTTTTGCATTAGGATCTACTTTAGGCCGTATGGGCTTAACTAAATTAATTTCTACAAAAGGAGCTGGAATTGACAAATGGTGGAATACTGTTAGTAATTCAAAAACATATGCTGGTGGAGTTGCTAGAACTTTAAATCATTTGAATACAGTTGTACCTATGGGTGGTGTAAGTGTTACAGCTAAAAGATTTGGCGAGGCTGGTATTGGTACATTATCAATAAAAGGTGGTGAAGGAGTAAGTGGCGGTATTGATGTTTTAAAAGGAGATATAACATTTGATGAGTTCTGGCATCATACTACTGACGCTAAGAGCTTTGTTTCTCTGTTTGGTGGTTTAGTTACTATGGGCATGTTTGGAAAGCCTGGAATGAAAGAAATGTACAAAGCAGTTAAGCTTGACATAAATACTATGCAAGGTGGTAAACGATGGGCAGAGTGGAATAGAAATGCTGAATTTCTAGGATTAAACAAAATAAATAAAATGCCTAAAAACGCTCAACCAGGTCAATATGGTGAAGGTATTACGTCTTGGTCTAAAGGTGAAATAACAAGCGCTAAAGATGCTAAGATAAAAGAAATTAATGAAAACAAAAATCTTGATGCTAAACAAAAAGTAGAAGCTATAGAATTAATAGAGAAAACAGCTAAAGGTCTAGAGATTAAAAGTGAGTTAGATAACATATATGCTAACGAAGGTATTTATGATAGTTTCTTTTCAAGCAAAGATAATTTAAGAACACAATTTGAAAGAGTAACAGATAGGTTTAGACAGGGTAAAATTAGTGAGGTAGATCAAGATGTTATAGCTAATTTTGCTCATGACTTTGGTAGAGATTATGTTTCACTAAGAATACAAGAAGCTAGCGGCATGGGCAAAGTTGACGCTGACAATTTTGTAAATGCTTCTATACATGCTTCAAGAGCTACAACTGATAGAGGCTTTGGTATGAACTCACCATATAGAGCCAAGTATGTAGAAACAGAAATGGTTGATAGACAGATAACTCAAAAGCGTAAAGCTATTAAAGAGTTTGATCAAATGAATGATGGTGAAAAGGCTAGAGAGTTTGAAAAGTTAGATAAGTTAGCTGAGCAAAACAAGTTAAGACAAGAAGAGCTGGCAAATAAACAAAGAGAATTTAATAAAGAAAAAGCTGAAGCTGATAAGAAGAAGTTTGATAAGGAAACTATAATAGAAGTTAAAGAGGATCAAACAGTAGATGATGTATTAAAAGAGTTGAATCCAGGGCAAGAAGTTAGTGAAACTAACGCTTTAGATTTTGGAGCACAAACAGTTGATAATAGACCTAACTCTAAAACAAAAGGTAAATCTATAATGATAGTTGATCCTAAGCTTGTAGATAGAGTGTTTACTGGATCACTTGAAAAATTGTATGAAAATAAAGGTGCTGTAGGTACTCTTATACATGAAGCTATACATCCTTTAACTAGTAGATATACGGATGTAAATATACTAGCTTCACAGTTAAAAGAAAATAATCCTAAATTAACAGATACCGAAGCTAGAAAATTAGCTAAAGAAAAGAAAGATAGTTTTGTTACAGACTTTATAGAAGTGTTAAAAAGCTCTGGCGAGTATGAAGCAGTGCTTCTTAAAGTAAAAGAAAATGCTGGTTATAAAAATGATAAATTAACAGATGAATGGTTTAGTGTTTATGGTGAGATGGTTAATAGAGGTGAGCTTGACTTCTCTAAATCAAAAAGAAATAAGTTTAAAAACTTCGGTAAAAAAGCTGCAGAATTTTTAAATACATCTAAACCAGGATTAAAAGCTAATTGGGAATCAGGTAAAGATGTTTACGACTGGATAACAGCATTCGCAAGTGGTAAAGGTAGAGAGGCAAATGAAGTCTATAAAAAAGGTGTAAAAGAATACGAAGACTTAGTTAAAAACTACGATCTATCTAAACCTCTTAGAAACAGTGTAGATAGAGATGCTAAAGGAGTTATGGCCAAACTGTATAACGATGTAACTGATTACAGATCTAAGATAGATGCTAAAGGATCTGATCCAGTTAAAGCCGCTGCCGAAGCAAACAAAGCTTGGAAAGAAGGTGGAGCAAATAAATTTATAGATAAAATATATAGAGATGGAACTTTAGATCGTTTAATAATGAGTAAAATACCATCTATAAAGCCTCCAGGTTGGTTAAAAGAGTTTGTTATAGACCCAATGACAGGTAGAGAAGTAAACCAAGGAGATTTAGAATTTAAACAAAGTGTTTTTGTTGAATTAATAAATCATATAAAAAGCTTTAAAGTAGACAAACAAACTACAAGTGCTGAAGACGGTTTATTTGCTTGGATAAACTCTCAATTAAGTAATAAAATAGGAGAAGTTTATAAAAAAGGAAATGTAGGTACTAAAGAAGCTTATGATATGACCTATGAACAAGCTACAGAAGCTGGTCAACAAATAGCTGGTGAAATGGAAGCTGTTGTTAGAGAGGTAGAATCTAAAAAACCTAGTCAACTTTACAAAGAACTAAATATAGATAAAAATGTTTCATCAAAACTAGAGCGTGATGTTATAGACATGGACTATAAAAGCATGGCTGACATAAGTAAAAAAGGAGGTAAAAATCAAAGAATATCACCTTTTATGCGAGACTTTAAAAAACAAGCTGGAGATAAACTAGGTAAAACTATATACGAAGAAGTATTTAACAAAGGTAAAAATTTAGACTATATAAAGAACAACTATGTAGAGATAGTTAAGAACCTTAATGAAGGTTATTTATCTAAAAATTTTCCAGAAATTGTAGAAAAAAGAGTTAACGGTGAATATACTAGCGATTGGCAAGGTAAGAAAATTGATGTAATAGGTGCTGAAAAAGGATTTACATCAGGCCCTGAGTATATGAGATTAAGACCTGATTTTGAAAGCGAATTAAATAAAGATTATTTTGTTAGCAAATTTAATTCTGAAGCTTTTTCAAATGCTAGTAATCCTTCTAGTGCAAGAGCCGCTAAGTACAAGGGTCTAGCTTACCAAATGGGAGATAAAATAGCTATAACTAAATTCAAACAAGAAGTAGATGCTGGTGTAAAAATAAAAGACAATATATTTAAACTACAAGAAAGTCTTATTAACTTAGATGCTAATTTACAAAAGTATGAGCTTTTAAAAGCAGAACACCCAGAATGGACAGCTAACAGGTTGATGAGAGAAACTGATAATGTTACTAGTGGAAACTACTTTGACAAAAAAGTTCAATTAAGAGAAGATTTATTAGAAAACAAAATAGAACTTGGTGATTATGAAATATTTGAAGGCTTTACTAATGGTATAAAAACAGAAAACACCTCACCTGAGCTTTCTCAGCAGTTAAACAATAGCATAGAAAACGCTATGTTTAGAAGGAATAGTGTTATACGTAGAGATTTTCCAGTAGAAGCACAGTTGGAATCTTTCGTTAAGCTAGAGCAAGTTAAAGATATATTAAACAAGCAAGAAATAGCTGATGTTAAAAACCCAAACATGCTATTTAAAAGAGCATTAATGGAATCTTTTGGTTGGGATGGCAAAGAATCAGTTAGACAATTAACAGAAGATTTTACACCTACTGGAGATCAAATGATGAAAATGCTAAAAAACTTAAACGATGGTGCTAAAACATTTAAAAAGATTAAAGCTCAAGGTGATAAAAACAAGAAAGCTTCTATTAGATTTGATAATGAATCTTTAGTTGAATCTATTAAGATAGCTAAACAAGCTGAAGCTGAGAAAATATTGCTAAGAGAATTAGGATTACCTGAAAATATAAGTTTACTAGAAGTTGCAAGAGGAGAAGGAACACGAGCGGAAATGCAAAATGTAGATTTTAAAGAAATAAAAAGTGCTATACTTAATGCTAAAGATCCAATAGCTAAAATAAATAATATAATATTAAATAGAGCACAGTATACCGGTGGTCAAAAAGGTAAGTCAGTTGAAAGATTGAAATGGTATGATACTACCTCTGAGTTTATAGATAAAGCTTTTAAACCAGCTTTAGAAGCTGCAGGTTATGAAGTAGAATATTCTGGTGGTAAAATGAATACTATGGTAATTAAAAAAGCCGGTAAAGAAATTAACATAGACTACAGAAATATAAGCGCACAAAAACCTAGAACATTTTTAACAAATAAAAAAGTTTTGAGTGAAGATGGATCTTTAAACATAAAAGGTGATAAGTTTAAGGAAAAACTAGACTTACAAGAAAAAGATGCTGAATCAGCTCAAGAAAGAGTTATAGATCAAATGAGTTTTCTAGCCAATGAGTTTCATCAAGGTGGAGTTACTCCTCTTGAAGTAGCGCTAGCTGTTAAAAACCTACAAGGAGACATGCAAGGAGCTTTAAGAGCTTCTGCTAAGTTAACTGAAATTTGGCAACCAGTAGAAGGTGAAAGTTATATAACTGGCAAAGACATACAGTCTGATAACACAAGATGGGAGCATAAAAAACCTGCTGAGTTTATGGTTAATGAGTTGTCTAGAATATTTTTAGGTAATAAATTTATAGAAGAAGTTAGTACAGGAGAAAATACTACTAAATTTGAACTAAATGAAGCTGGTAAAAAAGAATTAAAAGAATTGTTTGATGATTACACGGTAGCTATAATACCTGTTTCTATGGATAACATATTTGAAGAAATAGGTTTTAAATCATCAGATCCAAAAGAAATTGATAGATATTACAATGAAAGAAGCAAAACAGATTCTAGACTTAGACAATTAAGAAACTTAAGAACTGGAGAAATTAGAGGATCTGAATTTATGTCTAAAGAAAATAGACAAAAATTATTACAAGAAGATCATTCTGTGCTGACTAATTCTGGTTTATTTAATAGATCATCTGTAAATAAAAAAAGTGTCTCAGATGTTATTAAAATAACAGAGAGCATGGATAAGTCTTTAGACAAAGCTAGATCTGTTAACACGCCAGTTAAAAAAATTAGAATATTTGACTTTGACGATACTTTAGCTACTAGTAAAAGTTCAGTTTTTTACAACAAGCCTAATCCATCTGGGAAGCCGTCACCTAAGCGTAAGGCCATATTTATGATTGGTGGACCAGGTTCTGGTAAATCAAACATTGGAAAAGGTTTAGAACTTGGTAGAGAAGGTTGGAAAGTTGTTAATCAAGATATATTTATAGAAGCTGAAAAATCTAAACAAGGATTACCTGAAGTAGAAAAAGACTATAACAAAGATCAAAGAAGTTCTAGAGCTAAGATAGGTGCTGCTGGCAAGAAAGCTGCAGATGCTAAAATGGAAAAGTACAGACAAGCTGGTGATGGAATGGTTATTGATGGCACAGGTGCTAGCTATAATGCTACTATGAAAAAAGTTAATAAACTTAAAGAGCAAGGTTATGAAGTGTTTATGGTTCACGCTAAGACCTCTAATGAAGTTGCTCTTGAAAGAAATAGAGCTAGAAAAGAAAGATCATTAAAAGATTTTATTGTAGAAAAAACACAAAACTCAGTAAATGAAAACATACCTAAATATATGAAAGATCTAGGTGAAAATTTCATGGAGATAGACACTGAAACTATAGAGTATGGAAAACCTTTACCAAAAGATTTTGTTAAAAAGGTAAAACAAAATGTTTATAAAACTGAAAGAGGCATTTTAAATGCTGAAGAGTTTGCTAAAGACGGTAAAAGATTAATTGACGAAGGAGCAGCTATGGACTTTTCAGATTTTAATATAGTAAGAGAAGGTGAACGTGGTCCATTGTTTAAAATAGCTGAAAAAATTAGAGATGCTAGAGGTACAGAAGACGTGTTTGTTTTAACAGCAAGAGCTCCTGAGTCTCAACAAGCAATACATGAGTTTTTAAAATCTGAAGGTTTAGACATACCAATAAAAAACATAACAGGTTTAGGTAAATCAACAGGTGAAGCTAAAGCAGAGTGGGTGTTAAATAAAACATCTGAAGGTTATAATGACTTTTATTTTGCAGACGATGCTATGGCTAATGTTGAAGCTGTTAAGAAAGTTTTAGATCCTATAGATGTAAAGTCAAAAGTTCAACAAGCTAGAGTAAATAGAAACTCTATAGATTTAGATAAAACTTTTAATGATATTATAGAGGGAAAAACAGGTATAGAATCTTTTAAAGAGTTTTCAGGAGCCAAAGCAGAAGTAAGAGGTAAAGGTAAAGGTAGAGGTAAGTTTATCACTCCTCCATCTGCTCAAGATTTTTCTGGTTTAATGGATTATACTTTAGGCAAGGGAAGTGTAGGAGAAGCACAGAGAGAATGGTATAATGAAACCTTATATAAGCCTTATAATAGAGCTCAAAGAGCTGTAGCTACTGATAGAATAAACTTAATGGATGATTTTAAAGCTATTAAAAAAGAGTTAGATATACCTAAAGATTTAAGAGAAACAACACCAAGTGGTTATACTAAAGAGCAAGCTGTTAGAGTTCACTTGTGGGATAGACTTGGTGAAAAAGTTCCTAAGTTAACAAAGTCGGATTTAAAAGAAATAAATGAAATAGTAACATCTGACCCAAAGCTAAGTGCTTTTGCAGATCAAATACTTCAGATAACTAAAGGTGATGGTTATTCAAAGCCTAAAGAACATTGGCTGTCAGGTACTATAACAACTGATTTTATGGATCTTCTTAATACTACTAAACGTAGTAAGTATTTAGAAGAGTGGCAACAGAATGCAGATATAATATTTTCAGATAAAAACTTAAATAAATTAGAAGCAGGTTTTGGTAAGAAATATAGAGAAGCTTTAGAAAACTCTTTAGCTAGAATGAAAGCTGGTAAAAATAGAATACAAGAAGGTAATAGACTAAGCGATAAAGTTTTAGATTATATAAACAACGCACAGGGAACTATAATGTTCTTAAATATGAGGTCTGCACTTCTTCAAACAATATCATCAGCAAACTTTGCTAACCTAACATTTAATAACCCACTAAGAATGGGTCAAGCTTTTGCTAACCAACCTCGTTATTGGAAAGACTTTATGAAAATTATGAATTCAGACTATTTAAGAGATAGACGTAATGGTTTGAAAATAAATATATCAGAGTCTGAAATAGCTGACGCAGCTTCTAGTAGTAGTAACAAAGCTAAAGCAGCTATTAACTATATACTAGAAAAAGGATACGCTCCTACTAAGTTTGCTGATAGTTTTGCTATTGCTTCTGGTGGTGCAACATGGTATAGAAACAAGATAAGAAGCTTAATTAAAGAAGGTAAAAGCGAGAAAGAAGCTGAAAAAGAAGCTTACGAAGAATTTATTGAAATTTCTGAAAAATCACAACAGTCTTCTGATCCTAGTAAAATATCACAACAACAGTCTAGTGATATGGGTAGATTGTTATTACAGTTTGTTAATACACCAATGCAGTATAATAGACTTCAAATATCAGATGCTAAAGACTTAATAAACGGTAGAGGTAACCCGTTAGAGAAGGTTAGCAGAATACTTTATTATGGATTTGCACAAAATATGTTTTTTAATTTAATGCAGCAAGGTATGTTTGCTTTAGGGTTTGGAGATGATTTTGGTGATGCTGAAGTTGAAAATAAGTTTTTAGATACAGCAAATGGAATGTCTGATAGTATTTTAAGAGGTACAGGTTTAGTAGGTATGACAGCTTCTGTTATTAAAAACTTAGCGCTAGACGTTTATAAAAGAAGCAAAAGAGACAGACCTGAATACATCGATGCAACTCAAAAGCTTTTAGATTTTTCTCCAGCTATAAAAAATAAGTTTTCTAAATTTAAGAATGCTGCTTATCAATTTGATGATCCACTTAAAAGAAGTCAAATGGATGATGGTTTTAGTTTGGAAAACCCTGCATTTAAAGCCGCAACTAAAGTTGTTTCTGGAGTTACAAATGTTCCATTAGATAGAGGCTTACAAAAAATAGAAAATATAAAGTATGCAATGAGTGATGACTCTGAAGACTGGCAGAAAGTAGCTTCAATACTAGGTTGGCCACAATGGCAGTTAGAAGGTAAAGAAACTAAAGATGCTAGAAGAGATGATCAGAAACAAAAGCTAAGACAAGAGCAAGCTATAGAAGATCCATCTAAATATTCAAAAGCTCAACAAGTTGATATACTTAAAAAACATGGATATTCCGAAGAAGAAATAAAGAATCTTAAAAAAGAAGATCAAAGAGTTGAAGCTATATTAAAATCTCAAAAAGAAAACAATAAAATACACACTTCAAATATAAAAACTAAAAAACAAACACTGAAAGAAGTTTTAAAACAAAAACCTAACTTAAGTGAAGCTGATAAAAAAACCAACGATAATGTGGCTAAGTATTATAAAATGGGTAAAAACGAGCAAGTTGAATTACTTAATAAATACTGGGCCAAAAAAGATATTAGAACTAAATTTAATACAGAACAAAAAAGAGTTGATCAGCTTTTAAGGTTGATTGAAAATGATAGCATACCTGATAGATTAAAAAGAAAAGAAAACATACCAGCAAGTCAAAGAACAGAACAACAACGTAGAATATATAGTCTAAATAAAAAAGATCAAATAGATACTTTAAAATCTCTTGGTTTAAATGATAGCGTTATAAAAACACTAAGATTAGAAGCTGATAGAGTTAGTAGAATAGAGGAACTATACAAAAACAAAAAATGAAAATTTCAGAAAACACAGAGTTTAAAATAGATTTAAAAACAGTAATAGGTATAATAATGTTAACTACTACTTTAGTTGGTATGTATTATACTTTGCAAGAAGACATAAGGTTAGCCAAAACACTACCTCCTGTAGAGGTTACTCGTTTAGAATATGAGTTAAAAGAAGAGTGGAACGAAAAAATGATTATGCAATTGAAAGACCAAGTTGAAATGCTTGAGCAAACTCAAGACATATTAAAAGAAGAAATTAGTATAACTGCTAGTATGATTAAAGATGGTACAGAAGCTGATGGTAAATTAGAAGAGCTTAATAGACAGTTAGAAGAGTTGCAAAACAAGAAACCTAATACTAGAATTATAGTAAAAGAGGTTAAAGTAGACAAAAAAGGAAGGAAATTATAAAAAATAGTAATTATGGCTAAGAAAAAAACCAAAAGAGGAAGTACTTGCTGGAAAGGTTACGTTGCTAAAGGCAAGAAAAAATCACCAAGTGGTAAAAAAGATAAAAACGGTAAACCTAAAATGGTTAACAACTGTGTAAAGATTAAAAAACGAAAAAAGAAATAATGGAAAAGAAATTTAAACCTCACCCAATGTATAAAGACTGTAAAGTTAAAATGGCTTTTAAAAAAGAAGACCATGATAAGTTAAAGGCAAAGGGGTATAATCATAAAAAAGATCCGTCTTGTAAAAAGAAAAAATAATGGCTATAAGAAAAACTACAAAAGGAAAAGGTCGTAACTTTAGAAGTACAGATGAAGGCGCGGGTATGACTGCTAAAGGTGTTAAAGCTTATAGAAAGAAAAACCCTGGTAGTAAACTTAAAACAGCCGTAACAAAATGTGATGTAAAAGTAGGTACTAAAGCTTATAAAAGACAAAAAGCGTTTTGTAGTAGATCAAAAAGCTGGAATGGAGAAAGAGGCAGAGCAGCTAGAAAGCGCTGGTGCTGTAGTAGATTTAGTTAGGAACAATAAAAAACTGGGCACCATACCCAAAGTTCCTGTAACCAAAAAAGGGGAAGTCGTAATGACCTCCCCTTTTTATATTTAGCACCATGGGCAAAATCCGCCCGGACATCCATCACACATAATTCATATTTTAATAGTTATACCTATTGACACTATAAAAGCGCCGCTTGCTATTGCAAGTGTGTTTGAATTAAAATCTAGCTTTTGCTTATGCCAGATCATGTTGGTACCAGCAAATGTCATCATGCCGATACCACCTATTACAGCTAGTCGTTTCATTTTATTTCACAATTATCACCTGCACAAGCTAATTCTCCTGCAAGATCCGTTTCATCTTCTGTCTCTACAATCCTACTAAGATCAACATCTTTAAGATGAGTCATAGCCATGTCATAGTGTACTTTACTTATGTCTTCAAAAGGTGCTTGAGTATATGTACCTCCATCATAAGGTAGCACAGACAAACCGTTGTAATGATCTCTATTTTCCCACATCCATCTACCAGCGGCATCCCACTCTTCTTTTTTCAAGCTAACAGTAGCTGAAACATTATGAGTGTTAGATCCTTTTCTATGACCAGGTTTAACCCATTCAGTAGCTACCTTTTTTATTCTTTCAAGTAAATCAAATGGTGATTCATCTCTTAATATAGAACCTTTAGGTGCTTTTTGTGGTATGCTAATCACCGCGGTATCATGAGGTCTGAAAAATTCATCTTCAATTAACTCAGGATGATTTTTAGATAAGTACTTATACATGGATTCATTTTTACCAACTCTGATTCTACGCGTATAATAATCTGCATGCCAAGCATGAATACCAGACGAAGTTCCTAATGCCAGAGATGTCGTCCCAGCAGGCTTCACAGTTGTACATCTTGCAGCTGGATTAATACCAATTGCTTTAGCTGTCTTTGTATTCTCTCTTTTTACTATACTTGCAGCGGCCTTCATATCCAACGGCAGCACAGCGGCACTCGCGATCCCTGTCATTGATACACCTATAAGCGCGTCCTTCTCTGTCGTATCTTTCCATATGTCTCTTAAATAATGAAAGTCAGTATAACCTGCTTGTAGTGTACCTATAAAGCTAGCGTATTTAACTCTCTCGTTTAAATCATCTTGTGATTCAATATCACTAGCATTTACCTCACATAAGTTGCAAAACTGAAAAGGTCTTAATGCTATTTCACAACAAGGGTTTGTACCCCAGTCTTTATCGTTGTTAAGATATATACCAGGCTCACCTGATCCTGATAACTCTACACGTTTCCAAAGATCCATAAAAAACTCTTGAGTAACTTTATGTCTCATAAGAACAGCTGAGTTGTTAGCTCTACCTCTTTGTGGGTTAGTTTCCCACCAAGTTCCTGATTTACAACTTATCATCTCGCTATCTTCAGCAGAAAACAAACTAATTAAAGCAGCTCTACGTATACCGCCTGCTAAAACTGAATCAGCTATATGACAAACTATATCGTGAGCCTCAACAGTAGTTAATGGTACACCGTCGTCTTTAGAATCGAATATACCTTTAATCTTTAGTATACACTCTTTTAGTGGCTGAGGTCCTGGTGCTTTACCACCTGATGTAACTAACTGTGCACCTTTAGCTCTAATATCTGAGTAATCAAACTCTACAGTAGAACTTCTTTTATCACCCATATAAGATTTCATAAGAACTTTAATTGCGTCAGCCCAACCTTCAATACTATCGCCAATTAAAAACCTTCTAGTTCTTTTAGTGTAAGGTTGATTAACTGGCGGCATTTGCTTTACATGGTGGTTTTGTACTGAGTATCCAACTCCTGTACCTCCAAGCAAGAGGAACATTGTCTCGTGGAAACTATCAATGTGATCAATTGGTAAATAAGCGCAATTATACACACGATTAGGGCTAATCTCAATCGGTTTACCTCCGAATTGTAAAGAGCGCATGCTCGGTAGAATCTTCTTTTCATATACTAGTTTGTAAGCTTCGTTAATTTTATCAGCAAGATTAGGGTATTTTTTAATATGCATAGCTTTATTTCTATCTACTAACTCTATCCATGTTTCTCTACGATTTAACTCAGGTACAAATTTAGCATATTTCATGTAAACTGTTATATCACTTAGTATCTTGTTGCTCAACTCCATCTTCTGCTTTTTTATTTGTTTTAACTTGTTTTTCTAAAAACTCAATTGCACGATCATAATCAGGCATGCATTTGATTGTTTCAAGAGTTCCTATACCAAGGTCTCTTAAATTGTTTATTTCATTTACTAAATACTGAACAACATTTGTTAATGATTCAATTTTATTTTTCATTTCTAATAACTTGCTTTCTTTCATCTTCCTTGTCCTTTGTATTTTTTCTTATATAATTTACTTCCTATTGAATTAGAAGTTTTACATTTACTATGTACACCTTTTCTTTTAACTGTTGTAGTCTTTTGATACGGTAATAATGTCAACTTTGCCATATTTTTCGCTATATTTAATTAAGTCTTTGTATTTTAAATATCCTTTAACTTCAATACTCCAGTCAATAAACTTTTGTAATTGACGCTCAGCATATTTCCTTCTTGCTAAGTCTTTCTGCTCGAAAGAATTAAGTTCACGGTTTCTTCGCATTCCTTTTGATTTTGAGGTTTGTATAACGTAATGTTCGGCAAGTGTTTATGTACATAAGCTTTAAATAGTTTCCAGCGTATGGGAAAAGATTCATTAGCACGTCCTTTACATTCAATAATAAAATTATCTCCCACAAAATCCGGAGTATACTTGATATTAAGTATTTTTTTATTACCTCGATTACGGAACTCTCCTTTGCCATTTCCTTGTCTTTCATAAGCTTCTTGTTCAAAGTTAAAAGAAGGGACAAGCTCGTAAGTTTGTCCCTCGTAATGTGCCTTGATTTTAGCCTTTTTTAAGGCTATATACATGTGTTTTTCTAAGCCAGATGCAAATTGTATTCCATCATGCTTAACTTTTTTAGATCTTACCGGACCTTTCTTACGGCTAAACCGGCGCGACATGATCGTCCCAGTCTAGTTGTGCTGATGAAGCGTGCGAAGGATGTGGTGGTCTAAAACTAGCTTTGTTAACTTCAGCTATAGCTTCTTTAGCTATTGAGTTGTCGTTTAACTCTTCTTTAGCTGCTTGAATATATAGAATAGCATCCATTAGTTCTTCTTGCACGTCATTAAGATAACCAGCTAGATCTTTATGTCCACCAGTTCTTTCATCGTGTAATGTTCTACCATACTTAGCATAGCCAACATCTGATCTTGTAACGAACTTATCGCAGACTCTTTCTACAACAGGATCTCTGAATAATATAGTTTTACTTTTCATCTTTAACAAATGTTCCGTTAACCATTTTACCAGTACGTTTAGATATTACCTTGTATGCTGAATCAATACATTTTTCAATAGTTGTACCGCCAAGATGAGCCATATTAGTTAATACAACAACCATATCTCCAATAGCATCTTCAAATTCAAGTTGATCATCTTTTAATACAGCTCTACCAAGTTCACCAGCTTCTTCCATAAGCTTACAGAACTGAGTTTTCTTATCACCTTTAGTGTATAAACCTCTTTCACCAGCCCAGTCTCTTATTAGCTGAAACCTGTTATCTGTTTTCATATAATCTAAAGTACCGTTAGATCTAGTTGTAAGACCATCTAGGTAGACTTGATATGCGTCTTTACCAAATGGAAACTTTAAACTTCCTTGATCAACGTGATCTTTAACTTGAAAGTACTTAGCAAATGCTTTATTATATATATAACATCTCTCCATTGTGTACTGAGATGTTGTTACGTTATCCATTATCCATTCAATGGTTTGCATATTGATTTCAAATGTACCGTGTGTTGTTTCCCACGTTTTACTCATGTTATCCATTAACCTACCTTTTAGCTTGGTAATTGGTACAGGAAACGTAGAAGTCTGCTCTGTCGCGTTTATGTGCATTGTATTAGATTTTATTTTATTAATATATAGATCTTTATATTTCTGTCTATCAACTCGGTAGCCGTAAGACTGTTGAAGTTCTAACTCGCGGTCAGATATATAATCAATATCTGTACTTTGTTCTAGAACTTCTACTTCGTCTAAGCTGTAGCCTTGTTGGTCTACGACTCTAGATATAAGATCACGTGTAACACCTATTTTTTTACCCGGTATATGGTATAAATAATAATTA